CTGCTCCTTCACGTCCTGCTTGCTGTAAGTATTCTGTACCTAAACCAGTGGATCTACGTACATCTCTTAAACCTTGTTCACCTAGTTGTTCGGCTCGGCGTATATAAGGCATGTAAGCACCAGCACTTTCACCTGCTAGTCTAAAAGCTTGTTGTTCCGCAGGGGTAAAACCTGCTATACGCTCACCAGTGTAGGTGTAAGGTGTGGCACCTTCAACACCCATGCCTAATATTCTATTAACTAATTCTTGATTGAGTAAGGGTAATATGCCAGGAACATTGGCTCCTGGAACACCAGCAAAAAATTGTTGTAAAAATTGTGGTGGTAAACTCTCTACTCTTGCAAACTGTTGTGTTTCTGCCATTATGCTCTACCTAGCCCCATACGTTGTGCTTTGTTTTCATTATTGTCCATCATAGCGTATAACATCGCTATGCCTTGATCGTGGTTACCGTTGCCTATGCCTTTTACAGCTTGTTTAGTCATTACAAACTCACCGTCGGCGAGCAGTGCTGGTATAGTATCTTCATCACCTGATCCGTTAGGATCACTTAGACCACCTCCCGAATTACGTAAATCTACCTCAGGCATTGCTCCACCGTCGGCGAGTCTTGCTATACCGCCATCTTTAGCAGCCATAACTGGTTGTTGACTAAATTCAGGGAAGGCTAACGTACCGTAGTCTTGGTCTTGTTTTGCTAACATTTCTAAATAAGTTTGAGTAATAGGGTCTATTGCCCCTGGCATAGCACTAGCTAATGAAGTACTAGCAGAAGGTATACCAGCTGTTCCGTAAACATCACTTAAAGTTGCTGGTGTAAGTCCTCTTGTTAAATATTGACTAGTACTAGCTGGCATTTGTCCTTTAGGTTGATCCATAGGGTCAAAAGCTCCAAGACCTGCTAGTCCTGTACCTATGACTCCTGCCTTACCTAACATACCTAGATTACCATAAGAAGTTGCAAGTGTGCCTTCTTTACCTAATACATCAGCAAACGTTGCGTTACCACCTATTAAATTTCTTGCACCAGCACCAACGTCTTGAAAAAATCCACCGACACCGCCTGTTCCTGGTGCTGCTGGTCCAAAACCTATACGACCTCCACCACCTTGTAAGCCAGCACCTGTAGCGATACTTGCCCCACCGTAAACTTTAGCAGCACTAGTTAGCGATTGACCTAAACTTCTGCCTTCTGCTGTTGAACCTATACCTTGTCCTATCGCAGCACCTGCAGGACCACCAACGGCGAATCCTACTACTGTAGCGATGTCCCTTAGATTCTTTTTGAAAAACTTTTTAATTCTACCCATCAGTTACCCTTCGTTACTCTTTTCATTTTTTCAAATGTACGTAAGCCACCTAAACCGAGCATGCCCATTAGGATGGTGCTGAGTTGAGCAAATTCAAACTCAGGTAAAGTAATAGTATAACCTGAAAGTGCGAGGATAGTAGCTAAAATAGGACTTAAAATGAAGTGATAACCTAAAGCCACAGCACATATCCAACCGACCATGGGTCGCCATCCAGCTACAAATATGCTTGGATGTTGTGCTTCTGCTTTGTTTAACTCTATTTGTGCTAAATTAGCATTATGTAAAGACATTTCCATCTCATGTTTAAGCGTGGCTTTTAAGTCTTTATCTATTATAAATTTATCTACTACACCACTTACTGCGTCTATTAATTTATTTTGTATCATTTTGTTTTTTCTTTATGTCTCTTTCTTGCATTAATATTTTTAATTCATGCCAGCGATAAAATCTCTTATTAACGTCATCCCAGAACCATCCTTTGTAATCGTATACTTCAGTCATTGGATCTTTATTTTCTACCGACATATAAACCAAACCATGCTGCACCTGCACCCACTATAACTGAAACAAATGCACTTTGTGCGTTAGTGGGGTCTTGTAAAGTCATAAACCACTCTGTAGTTCTATAAAAAGCTAAACCATATAAACTAATCAAAAGTCTAGGAAAGACTCTCCATTTATCAAAGCCTTCTGCTAAATTGTACCATGTTTTACCTTCGTTAACACTGATCTCAATTTTTTGAGCTTCTTTCATTTGTTCGTCTATAGTCATAAAAGAAATTGTTAGCTGTTTGTATTATTGTATATTAATTTAACTAATTTGATAAATTTTTCTTGTGGTAAATCATTTTTTAAGAAATTAATAATTTTACCAACAAGCTGGATATTTTCAATGTGATAACTATCAGTAGAGTTGATACGGTCAATAGATATATTAAAATCGGATTCCTCATCTCTCCCTCTTTTAAATGTTAGTTCTTGTCCTGTTAAAGCACATTTACCTTCTTGTTTTGCGTATAGTATATATAATTCTTGAGGTGTAACGTCCCAATTTATTCCTTGTTTTTTACGTACATGTTTTAGTTGAACACATAAATTTTGCATGTAATTAATAGGATTACTATTAATTTTTTCGTAACGTCTTTCTAGTTTACAGGTGTTACACTGAGTGCTGTTCTTTTTAGTTTGGTCAAACTCCTTAACAGGCTTTTTAGTGCCACACCAAGTACACTTACGAAGTTGTGACACTGACAGTACCGAGTGTTCCTGTTAAGCCAAAACCTAAGTCATTATTAACGTAAAATTGAGAACTAAATAAGTCTCTCCATCTAGTACCATCCCAACATTGAAGAGTGTCTGTATTGGTATTAAATATTATAGAACCTGGATTATAAAATCCTTCATTACGTTCAGTTGTGTTTACTTGGCTAGTGTTTTCTGGGTCTACTTGACCTAAGTTAATTTCTAATACACGTACTAGCCTATTATAGGTGTCAGACGTTACCTGAGGCTCCATACTGATAGGTAATCGAGTAGGTAATAGTTTAGCCATTATCTCCTTCCGTCAGTCTGTATATCTAATCTAGTAGCTCCTAAACGCCAACCTACATCACTGTTACCTGAATTACCAGCGTCATCATCTGATTCTAAACGAAATACTATTTGTCTGGCTCTGGCTCTTACGTCTGCTTTAGATGTATTGCTTTCTATGACGCTTGTGCTGGCGGTGGTTAATGTATCTCCAGGATAGTTACGTGTTTTTAATACTGCGTTTACTTGACCTGTGTCACTGTTACTTAAAAACTTGATATCAGGAATAATTCTACGCACAAAACCAAAACTTTCACCGTCGCCTATGTCAAAGTCACTGCTTTCTATAAAGACGTTAGTCATAGGGCTACCGTCATCATCATAACCAAACTCATGTTCGTATAAGTATTGACCTTCTGTAGCTCTAGGATAGTCTACTATACCTTTATCTATCCAAGCTGTTCTATTAAGTTCGCCGATAGTCCAAACCTGCTCAGCATAGTTGTAGACTACGTACTTGTCTATATTTAAGTTACTGCCAGAAGGGTAATACCAACCGACTTCATTAAACTCACTATTACTAAAAGCAAATACTTTAAAAGCTTGACCTGCATTCAAATTATCAAAAACGTAACTTAAAACCGTGCATGGAACTTTTTGCACTGCTCCGTTATATACGTAAAAGCTGTCATAACCCATCCAATATACTCCAGCAGGAGTAGTAATAGCACCTTTAGGACTAATTAAACCTGTGCTATCGTTAATTAAATTAACTCCAAAAGTATATGGAGGTCCAATAAATTGCATTGAATATAAAGCTACGTCTGTCCAAATAAGTATTTCTTGACGTGCTTTTACAGCACCTATTATTTGGCTGCCTTCAGATATTCTTAAACTACCTGCTGTGTTTGTATTTAACGGTTCAAATTCAGTAGCGTTTTCTTGGTCACTAAAGGCTATAAGCATAGGGTCAACAGAACCTGTACGCACACCGCCAGAAAGTGGATCTGCTCCTAAAACTACTACGTGTCTATCAGTCTCACTAATAATAGTTTGTAACCCTACTGTAGGAACTTGATTCGCACCGCTTAAACTACTTAATTCTACAGCTCTTGTTTGTACGCCATTGGTAGCGTCCCAATAATAAATACCGCCACCACGTGGATTAATAATTAAATCTTCACCAAAGTTGTCATGAGTCCAGAGCCTTAGTTGATTAGAAGCAGAGATAGAAGTAGAACTTCCCCAAGTTCCTGCACCCCAAAGACCCACACCCCAACCAGTAGAGCTAACATATTCATCAAGACCTGTATTTATTTGATACTGCCCTACTACAGAACCTCCACCGTTACCTGTATCAGAAGAGTTAGCATTTACTTCAGCTTCTACGGTATAAGTATTAGCGTCAACAATAGTAGTTATTTGATACTCTTTATTTAAAACTGTAGCAGTAATATTTCCACCTAAACTAACTGCACCACTAAAAGTAACAAAGTCGTTCTGTACTGCACCGTGTGCCGTGTCGCTTACTGTAAGAGTTGCGTCACCGTCAGTAGCAGAAAAAGTTACATCACCAGCACTGGTTGTAGAGCGAATAGGAGTAATATCATTAAAAGAGTCTCCTTCTTCTATGTAGTATTTTAGATTAGTACCTAAACCTAAGAGCTTAGTACCAGCTAACAAAATCCATGCATGTAGAGCACGACAGGTTCCTAAAAATGTATTGAGGGTGTCTTTACGCCAACCACCAATTTTTTGTGGTCTGCCAGCTTTAAATCTAACTAAGTTAGCGTTAAACCAGCCACCTTCATTATCATAGTCGGTACCTTCTCTAAAGATCCCAGGTTTAAAGATAAATTTATTTAGTGCCATAACACTAATATTTTATAGTATTATTCAAGACTTTTATATTGTTTACCGTCAAAGATCAACGCTCGTTTACGATTATTATTTTCTACGTAAGAAACATGTACCCACCCACTCCATGGAACACCCTCTTTATAAAACTCTAAGAGAACAGTATCGTACTCCACATTGTCCCTGATCCATACCCCAAGGTCGTAATTGGATATGGTTGCGAGTTCAATATCTGCTGCCTGCCCACGGACATGTTGACTGTTGTCGGACGATTTAAGTCGCCTATTAAGATCAAGGCAACGATAACCAGAGTTAGGTGAAAAAGGTATGCCATAATGATTGCGTACTGGCTCAAGGACATTTGAGCAAAGTAATTGTAAATTTTTATAAACACTCTCTTCCTTAACTGTGTTATCTATACCATAACGTTCCGCTATTTGCGAACGTTCAAATTCTCTTAATCTAAAATGAGGAGAAAGTTTCTCGTTAGAGTTGTAGTTCATAGCTATTAAAGTGGAAATACACCTGTAGCTAGAGATATTAAAAGCGTGGCTAAAAAGCCAATAAAAGCAAAAACACTCATTTTAAGAGTGTTATTAATCTCTTGAACACTTTCTTCTATAGAGTCAAAACGATGAAAAGCTGTTTTCCATCTTTCTGCACATTGTACCTCGTGTTTGGCTAGGTCGTGAGCCACATCTGATGTAGTTTTTCTTTCCTTACTAGCCATATGCTAATGATATATTAATCCAATAGAAAAGTTAATCCTTGCGAGTATCTTTTTTACCGTCAGATCTAGCCATTCGATTTACATCAGGTGGTAAATTCATGGCTGCTCTAACCATAGCGTCAATACGAATCATATCGTTATCCATTTGACGGATACGATCTATTAGAGCCACTATCATGGCATGTTGCGTATCAAGTTTTTTGTGGATGTCTGCTATAAGAGATTTAAAAAGAGTCCAAACTAAATAACCTAAACCAACTGCTCCTGCTGCTGGTATTCCTATGGTTTCAATAGCTTGAAGAATCTCATTCAACGCTTA